TTCCATCTGGACATCTTTGGCCCTCTCCACCTCCTCCGGTATCTGGTTTACCTTGAAAAGGTCCATAACCTGCGTCTTTTAAATAATCTTTTCCTTTATCGCTCATTACATCAAGGGTTGGCTCTGTTTTATTCCATTGATGTGATTTAGCCCAGTCTCTATATAAACCTTCATCTCGTGCAAACTTTTCTCTTTTTTCCTTATTGTGTTTTTCTGCCCAAGGTCCAATTGTTTTATCTATAACAAAATTAACTGCTTGAATTGAAAGAGGAACAAAACCTTTGTTATCATCTTTTGGTTCTTTTATTGTCTTTGGTGTTTTGCCAGTGCCGCCATTACCATTACCACCTGTATGAGTAGTAGTCTTAGTAGCGTGAGAAAAACCTGTATCTGTATGTGGATTAGGTCTTCCTGTAGTAGTTCCAGTTGGTCCTGTACCTGGGTGACGATCTTTAGTCATTATTTTTTCTTACCTCGTTCTTTTGTTCTACGATCTTCAGCAGTACGCTTCATTTTTTCAGTTTGAAGTTTAGCTTCTGCTATATCTCGTGTTTGCTGAAGTTTTTCTTCAGCTATTCTAATTCTTTCTCCAGCTTGATCTTCAACACTTTCTAACTTCATTTTTTGAATATCAATGTTTTCATCAAACTGTTCTTCTTTCATTTCAAGATCAGCACCTTTCTCTGTTACTTTACGCTGCATATCCATAGCTCGCAAGTCTAGCTCTCTTTGTTTCAAAGCAACTAATGGATCTTGTTGTTTAGTTAGTTGTTCAGTTTTTACTAATTCTTCGGTAATTTGTGCTACTCTTTGTGCAATCATTCCTTCAATTCTAATTTGTGCTCCTTCAGGATCTGATTTCATCATTTCTTGTAATTGAGGATTATCTTGAAGTTGAGCGCCAACTTCTCCTTGAGCTTTTAAACTAATGTGATGAGAAATATGACTTTGTAAATTAGCATAAACCATAGGATTTATTTGAACCATTCTAGATTGCATAAAAGCTGCGTGTGATGCAATGTGTGCATCTTGGTCTTGCTGGGGAAATGCGTGGGGCATTTGCATTTTTAAAGCTTCAGCATTTTCAATTGCAGGGTCTTTAGGTACAATCGGTGGTTCTGGTTTTAAAATTTTATCAATTTCTCTAGTTCCTAAAGCTTCATATAGTCTTCTATACGACTCTCTAAGGTTGTGCATACCTGGATTAGACATAGCAATCTTTAATTGCTCGTTTGCAAGAGTAACTCTTTGCGTTAAACTGTAAATATTAGGGTCCGCAACTGGAATTACATCTACTCTTTCATCAAAATCTTCTGTTTTAACCATTCTTTCTGCACCATAAACTGCATATGGATACACAGGAGGTAAGTAAGTACCAAAAATAGATGCTAAAAGTTTAAATTCTTGTCTCATTGCGTTGTAACAACGTTTATGAATAGCTGTCATGACTCTTGAACCACGTTCTAAGAGTGCCATTGTAGTTCCAACTGCTCTGTTTTGAGAATCTTGGCCAACTGACATGTCAGTAATAGCTGCAAATCGTTGTCCAGCTCCAACAACAAAGCCTAAAAGTTGAAAAAGAGTAGCTGAAGGTTCTTTAAAAGGTAAAATTTGAAATTGATCCTTAATATTTCCACCTGGAGCGTCTACATCTCTAAATTCTCCAGGTGCAAATGGTTGATCATCGTCTCTAATTCGAATTCCTCTAGATTTAAACCCTGCTGGAAGGTTACTTAGAGTTCCTGCGTCTAATAATTGTCTTAAAGCTTGAGTTGCAGTTCTAGATAACCCACCAATCATGTGAATTAATCCAAAACCATAAAATCCTAAGCCTGGACAAAATTTATAATGATTAAAATATTCAATTCTGTTGTGTAAGGGATCATCTGGCTTATAATTTCTGTAAATTGATAAGACTTCAGCAGATCCCTCATCTATGGTAACTATATAAGGAATTTTAACTTGCTTTTCTGCATTTTGCATTTCAAATTCTTCTAAATTTAAATCAACATGCATTTCTAAAATATTAAAATTAGTAGGTCTATCTGCAGTTGGTGTAATACCTTCTAATTCATCATATTTTTTTTGAATTTCGTCTTGTTTAGGTTGTGATGGTTTAAGTTCAATGTCTCTATAAAAACCTGCTTTTTGTCTTTTAATAATATCATTCTCACTCATTCTAACTATGTGAGAAATTCTTTCACAACTTAATAAATCTGTTGCAAAGTAAGGAACAACTAAATCTTCTGCTGGAACAAATTTTGCTACAGCTCTTTCCATTACTTCATCATAATAAATTTTTTTAAATGCTGATCCTGCTAATGGAAGATAAAATAAAAGTTGATCCATCTCAGGAGTATATTCTTCCATTTTCTCCATGATCATATAGTTCATAAAATCTTGAACACGATCTGCTTGTTGTTGTTTTGCTTGAGTTTCTTCTCCAACTATTTTACATTTTACTGGTCCATCAGCTGGAAGTAATTCTTTAAAGGCTTGTGCTTGAAATTGTGTAACTGCTTCTGCAAGTAATGGGTGAGTAACATTAGCTGACCCTCTAAATGGTCGAGTCATTTCAGTAAATTTAAATCCTAAAAGATCTAAACCGTTTTTATAAGTTGTCTCCCAGTCTTTTCTACTAACTTTATCTTTTTTATATTCGGTGATAAGTGTATTGGCCATTCTCTGAAGAGTACGGACATCCATATCTTCTGCAAGATTAGCGTAGAAGTTGTCAGGGTTTTCCTCTGTGTCGCCACCCATTTCAACCGGCTCATCGCTCGGTCTTTCAACTTCTACAGCAATCTCTTCTTCACTCGTTGGGTCTTCATCCTCAACGATCGGATTTTGTCTCTCCACATCGGCCATAATTACCAAGTTCTAGTTTTAAGCGTACCATTTAATTTAGTATGGATATCAACTGAACCGCCTTGAGTAGTCCAAGAACTGTCAGGATTTGAACCTCTAGTTCTGACCATTGTGCCATGTCTAGCTTTCTTGACTTTCCAATCTTTTTTTCTTTTGCCCCAGTCGCCATAAGATTCATCTCTTGCAACTTTCTTAGCATGTTTACCTTTTTTCTTGCCAAGTCTCATTCCAATAGATTCATCTTCTTCAGCGTAGTAACCTTGTTTTGCTTTAATCATTTTTCCATGTTTAGCTGCATCCATTCCAGGCATGATTTCGTGAGTCGTACCTTTAACAGCTGCACCTGTTCCTCTAGTCTGTGATTTAACTAATTGTCCTTGATATGCTTTAATAGGTCCACCTGAACTTTTCATATTCATATTCCACCATTTTTTATACCAAGGAGTGTGTTTATGAACATTGCCTTTGTCAAAGCCTTTGCCCATTTTAGTCATTCCTTTGTCCCATAGGGCAAGATTCTCAGCAATATTTGCATCGCCTCTTTTTCCTCCGCCATAATATTTCATATTAAGAGGTTTTTTAACACCTGCTTTAGATAAAGCATGCGCGGCCATTCCTGCTGCAGCAATCTTTCCTATTTGTTTTAATAGTTTTTTTGCCATGATATATATATCTCCTTATAGTTTATAAACTGCTCTTATATTACCATTTAAATAAGTCGACTACTAGCCCACCTTCTTTCTTGTAGAGCTTGAAAGGCTTTTCTAACATATCTGGAGTAATTTTCAAACCAAAAGCTTCAGAATATAATCTTGGATCATTAGCTTCTAATTTGATTATTTTAAGAGTTCTTCCACCACTAATTTCCTTTAAGTAATATTGAGCTTCTGCCTCAGTTTTAAAGGCTATAAGATGCTCATCTATAGGTTTTCTAAACCCTAACATACGGGCATCTGTCCCTGCTGCAGAAGAATGGGATTGTACAATTTTCCACGGTAGATCAGGATCTGATTTAGAAATCATAATAGGTCTTGCCTCAGAATTATATTGTTTAGCAAGCTTAATCATTCTCTCAGGTAAAACTGCTGTTTTATTATAAGGGGTTTCAATAGCTTTACTTTGTTTTTTAGAATAAGCTTTTACTCCTTGGATTCCCGCTTTCCCTGTAGCTGTTCCATAAAATTCAAAGTCTCCCAGTTTACCAATTGCTCCTGCTTGTTTGTCGGCTCTTTTAAAAGCGTGTAATCTTTCAGTAGGATGAATAGCAATCCATTTCACTCCATCATCCGCTGCACTTTTTGCTAAGTGTTTAATTAAATGATCTCCCCACACATCTCTTTCGATCATCGGTAAAAAGGGAATAGTATTATCCGATCGGTTAGAAACTTTTTGAGCAATATTAGATGCATTAACAGTATTCTTTCTTAACTCATCTCCCAGTTCTCTTAATCTTCTAAGTTCCATTCTATCGGCATAGGTTGGCATTGGCTTATTGTAAATAACTTTCATCTTATTCCAAATATTATCTATAGCTGCACTTGCCTGACCAAATTCTGCTTCCGTATTAAAAGGATTAATTCTTTTTTTATCAGGATATCTTTTCATTGCATCATATGCTTTCTGGTGCACATCTGATTGTGCTTCATGTAAAACATACGCTCTATTTCTTTCAGGACCTGAAACAGTTCTTAAACCATATCGTGCGTGATAAATTTGGTTTTCTAATCTTTTACCACCAACTGCATCCTCATA